ACGGTCAAACGGTCTTTTGCTGTGGGGTCGAGGAAATAGATATAACGGAGCTGGAAGCCTTCTATTGGTGCCGCCCCAATTTTTTGAAATGGCAGAATGCTTGACTCTGCCCCAATATTAACACCCCACTTTTTAATCATTTCAGCCCGTTTTGCTCCGCCAACAAGGGTCAGTGTCATTCGTGTAACCACTTCACCATCTGGGAAAATATATGTTTGCCCGTTATCTTTTATACCTGTCAGTACAAACCCGCTCGCCCGGTATATCGTTCCGTCGCCACATTGCGTCCCATCGGCAAACGAAATGATCCATTTCATCCACGGATATGTTTTCTTGATAAAACGCATAGCATAAGCAATACAGCGGCTTTCCCCGTTGCGAGGGAGCCAGTCCGCAAAAGCCAGCCGGTTCAATTCAAGAAACTCATTCCATAAAGTCCCCTTAACGAGGCCGACAATTTTTCGCTTATCCAATGACGGCCCGAACTGCATCGCGCCGCCGCACCGGTTGCCCATAAAAACGCCCAAGTGAAGCTGTGAATTATTGACCACCTTGCCGCTATAATGCAGCGACTTGATAATTTTATTCGCGTCTTGCGAACTTATCGGCTTGACTATGATGTTTTTTGCATCACCCACGGTTAAACCTCTGCGCTATAAAATAAAGGGCATTTCCGTTGCTGTTCTCATTTACGGCACTCTGTCCGCCTCCCTCGTTTTTCGCTTTCTTTATGGCCGCGTTTAACTCTTCGGCCTGCGTGTCATGGAGAGTAAAGGTCATCTGTATAAACGGGGCGCGGTCGCCGTCTCGTAATACCGGCGGTTCGATTTCTTCAACAGGCTTCAGCCAATCCTCCGGCAGATCAACACCCCAATCGGCAAGGGGCAAATCATCCCAGCCGTCATTTGCCAGAATATCCCAGTCAAATTCACCATTGGAAATATTGTCGCGGATGATGATTTCGCGTTCTTTGGCCTCGTCAAGCCCTTCAATCAGGAACGTCGGCACTTCCTTCAGCTTCAGGGATTTAGCCGCCTCATACCGCTGATTCCCGGCAATGATGACCATTTCCCCGGTGCGGTCGGACAGGATGATGGGCCGGGCCTCAAAATACTTCGGGTTGTCGCGTATCGAGTCGCAAAGGGTCTTGAACTGCTTATCCCGAATAATGCGGGGATTGTTCGGGAGCTTCTTCAATTCATTCAGTTTGCGGTATTGCATCGTGCCTCCGCGTGCCATTTATTCGATCCTCCGTATTTCAATCCCCGGAAACGCATCGGTCATGCGCTGGAGGATGACGGCGCAATAGTCGGGGCTGATTTCAATCCCCCTGCATTTCCGGTTTAGGTTTTGGCAGGCGACCATTGTGGTGCCGGAGCCGAGAAAGGGGAAAAACATGAAAAACGTATTACCGATGGGATCCGCGCGAGTAGGAATGCAGCAGCCGTTTGACATCGCCGACGCCGTGCCGCGAAACTGTGAAAAATGCAAAGGTGAATTTTTCGATAAAGTCCTGCGCATTGGAATTATTCCAAAAGTCGCGCCCAGCAACAAAACCGGCCAGGACGTCCGGATCGAATTCGTCACCTACCTGTGCAGGGACTGCGGCCACGAATTCGGCAAGCCCGTACCGCCCACGATGTAAAAAAAAACGAAATAGGATGGAATGATGGCCGCATCAAACGGCAACATAAAGAAAGTTTTGACCAGCCGGGGCGAGATCATGGAATACGCAAACCTGTCAAAATATTTGTTTGCAAAATTTGTCAAAATGGGCATGCCCGTCCTCTATATCGACGGTCGCTGTTACGCGCACAAAGACAACATCGACGAATTTTTCAGAGCCATCACCAGGGTCAACTCCAGCAAAATCCCGGATGATGTATTGGACGCGGAGGAACCATGAGAGTCAAAGACTTGCATTTATAAGAGTATATTGGTATTGATTGTAGAGGATGGTAAAATGAAAAAACCAAAAACAGCCCCGCATTTAATGACCATGGAAGAGTGGGTGGAGTTTGCCACCGGCAACAAAAAGGGCTTAAAAATCCACGATGAAAAGACATTGTTGGAATTGATGAAAAAGAAACCCGGCAACAAACCACGCAGAAAGAAGGCATAGCATGAAACTATCACAGCTTTACGCGATTATGGAATGGCCGTTTCGCTTCTGGCGGACCGAGACGCTGCCGCCAGTGCATCATCCGCCGCACAATATTCCGTTTGACGACGCCGAGAGGATGGCGCATCACCAGGATGCCGCCGGAGAATCAAAGCGGAGCATGACAGACCAGGAATTTAAAGAACTGGTCGCCGCGATGGACGCGCGGTATTACAGCCTAAAAAGCGGGGAATCGCTTGGAAAACTATCCTCCGATGAGTTGCGGGAACTACGCGCGATGGAAACCGGCGACGGCTGGTGCCTTGATTTGCATCCGCGGGTGCCGGAACGCTTAGGTCGCCGCTCAGTGATTATCCCATAACAAAATTGGATTCCCGCCTGCGCGGGAATGACAACACCATGGCCGGGGCCGCAAACCCCGGCCTTTTTTTCGCCAAAAATCCGCCCAAAATCCAACCAAAAAACACCCCAAAATGACCGCCTGAAAAAACCTGTCAAGAAAAAAGAGGGTCAAAAGCCGGTAAAAAGAGGGTCAAAAGAGAGCTAAAAGCTGGCCGATGGCCCTTTTTTGCCAAAATCCGGGTGTAATGTATTCCCGCGCGCGCGAACAACCAGCGCCGGGAGTGAAAATGTCATACCCGGAACCGACTGAAATCATGATTGGCGACACCATCACCTGGGTGCGCCGGTCCGTCCAGGCTGTCGAGATGAACGACAACGGCGTCCTGGAAACCACCGACATCAAGGCGTCCGACGGCTGGACGCTCAAATACGTCGCCGTCGGCAAGCTCGGCATCATTTCCATCACCGCCTCGGCCGACGACGACAACGCCGACGACTTCAAATTCACCGCGTCGGCCGCCACGACCGGCGCCTACACCGCGGGCGACTATCAATGGCAGCTCGTCGCCACCCTGACCACCACCCGCTACACCATCGCCACCGGGATCGTCACCGTCCTCGACAACATCGCCGGCCGATCCGCTCTATACGACAACCGCAGCCACGCCAAAAAAGTCCTGGACGCCATAGAAGCCGTCATTGAGGGCCGGGCCAGCCAGGATCAAATGGGATACACCATCGCCGGGCGCAGCCTCAGCCGGACGCCGCTCCAGGATCTGATGCGCCTGCGCGCCATGTACAAAGCCGAATACGACTCCGAGGTCGCCACGGCCAACATCGCCGCCGGGCTGTCCGGAAAAAACAAAATCTACACAAGGTTTATTTGATGGGCGCAATCTTAAATTATTACAGACAGCTCCAGCAATTCGGCCAGCCAAAGACTGAAGAACGGCCGGCGCCGGCCATTGACCTGGCGCAAATCATCCAGACGCCGTCGCGGTCCTTCGACATCGCCCGCGTGGATCGCCTGACCAGCTCGTTTCTGGCGCCGATATCAACGGGCGACGCCGAGCTGCGCAATGCCCTGGCTGTCGCCCGCGCGCGCAGCCGCGAGCTGGAGCGCAACAACGACTACGCCAAAAAATTCCTGGGCATGTGCGAAATCAACGTCGTCGGCCGCAGCGGATTCACACTGAAGAACCTGGCCAAGGATCCCAACGGAAAACTAGACAAGACCGCCAACGATCAAATCGAATGGGAATGGTGGCGCTGGGGCCGCAAGGGCAATTGCACCGTGGACGGGAAACTGTCCTTCTTGGGCGTCCAAAAACTATTCATTCGCACCGTCGCGCGCGACGGCGAATTTCTGGCCCGCAAAATCCGCGGCTACAAAAACCCATGGCGCTTCGCCTTGCAGATCCTGGAGGCCGACGTCCTGGACGAAACCTACAACCAGGAAGCCGGAAACAGCCGCAACAAGGTTCGCCTGGGCGTGGAATATGACGAATGGGATCGCCCCGTCGCCTATCACCTGCGCCGCAAACATCCCGGCGACGCCTACATGACCATCGCCGCCGGATCACCCGGCGAGCGCCTGCGCGTCCCGGCCGCCGACATCATCCATTGTTATATTCCGGATCGGTCCACGCAGGGGCGCGGCGTCCCGTGGATGCACACCGCGGCCCGGCGTCTCAACCAGGTCGGAGAATACGAATACGCCGAAGTCATCGCCGCCCGCCTGGGCGCTTCAAAAATGGGATTCTATGAAAAGACCGACCCGACCGGCATGGGCCAGTATGTCGGCGACGAAAAAGACAGCGCCGGAAACCCGATCAGCCACGCCGAGGCCGGCACGTTTGAAAAACTCCCGCCCGGCTATACCTTTAAATCCTTTGAGCCAAACCATCCCACCACGCAGTTCGGCGCGTTTATCAAAGCCACGCTGCGCGGCGTCTCCGCCGGCCTGGGCGTGTCGTACAATTCGCTGGCCAACGACCTGGAAGGCGTCAACTTTTCATCCATGCGCGTCGGCGCCATTGATGAGCGCGACAACTGGAAGAATCTGCAAAGCTGGATGATTGAAGATTTCCTGGATCAGGTCTTCGGCGACTGGCTGGAAATGACGCTGCTGACGAACCGCCTTTCGCTACCCTACAGCAAATATGAAAAATTTAACGCGCCGGATTGGCGCGGCCGGACGTTCGACTGGGTGGACCCGCAGGCCGATATCGAAGCCGAGTTAGCCTGCGTGCGCGCCAAGTGGAAGACCGAGCGGCAAGTTGTTTTGGAGCGCTTCAACATGGATCTGGAAGACCTCTACGCCCAGATCGCCGAAGACGAAAAACTGAAAGCAAAATACGGAATCCAATCCGACTTTGGCGAAGCCGTCGGCAAGCTCGCGCAGCAGCCGGCCGCACCGGCCAAACCGGAAGACGAAGGAGGGGAAAACAATGAGTAAAAAAATCAAGCAGTTGTTGCGGACAATCAAACTGGGCACTATCGACCGGGCCGCGCAGTTTGACGCCGGCACCATTGACGCGGACGCCCGCACCGTCGAGCTGTCGTTTTCCTCGGAAGAGCCGTACGAGCGCTACTGGGGAATTGAAATACTGGGGCACGACCCCAATGAAGTGCGCCTGGGGCGTCTGAACAACGCCGGCGCGTTATTGATGGACCACAACACCAGGGATCAAATCGGAGTCATTGAGAAAGCCTGGATCGACTCGGCCTCCCGCAAGGCGCGGGCGCTGGTGCGCTTTGGGAAAAGCGTGCGGGCCAGTGAGATCCTCCAGGACGTCATCGACGGCATCCGGAGAAACGTATCCGTCAGCTACGAGATTTTAAAAATGAAGCTGATGAAAACCGAAAAAATCGATGGAGCGGAAGAAACCATCGACACCTACCGCGTCACCGACTGGGAACCGCTGGAAGTCAGCCTGGTAAGCGTTCCGGCGGACGCAACCGTCGGCGTCGGCAGGTCAGCGGACAGGCAGGAAAAAGAAATACCCATTGAAATCAATCAACAGGAGGAAAGAGAAAACATGGAAAAATGCAATATTTGCGGCGCCGACTTAGTCGCGGGCGTTTGCCCCGTATGCGCCAAGGCAAGAGAGGCTGCGCAGCGACGCGCGCAGGAAGAATCCCGCGAAATCATGGCCGTCGGCAAAAAGCACAAGCTGATTGACGACGCGGCCCGGTTTATCGCGGAAGGCAAAACCCTGGCCGAGTTCAAGGATTATGTCATCGACAAAATCGCCGCGCCGCACAACGACGTGGACACCGAGCACCGCAGCCCGGCCACGTCGCCCGACCGTCCGATTTACCTCGGCAGCCCGGCCACCGCGCTGGGCCAGCAGTTGATGGACATTCGGACCATGACGCGGCCCGATAAATTCAGAGACTCCGAAGTCTCCGCCAGCCGTTCCCGTCTGGAGCGGACCCAGCGGCGCCTGGAAAGCCGCGCCGCGGCCTCCGGCGGCTTTACCGTCGGCGTGCCTACAGACGGCGGCTTTTTTCTGCAGGGCGAAACATCCACGGAGCTGATGACCAACGGCTTCAACAACTCCGAGATCCTGCCCCGCACCGCGGCCAGGACGCTCAATCCCGGCACGCAGTTCGTCACCATTTACGGCATCGACGAAACCAGCCGCGTCAACGGATCGCGCGGCGGCGGAATCCGGGTATATACAAACTCGGAGCTGGGCGAGTTCACCGCCTCCAAGACCAAGTTTTCCGAAATCCGCATCGAGCCGTCCAAGCTCACCGGCCTGTTCTACGCATCCGGCGAGATGATGCGGAATGTGACCTTCATGGGCCAGGAAATTCGTCAGCTTTTCGGCGAAGAGTTCGCCTTCAAATGCCAGGACCTGGTCATCCGCGGATCCGGCGCGGGCGAAGCCCTGGGCATCCTCAACGCCGCCGCCCTGGTTTCCGTAGCCAAAGAGTCCGGCCAGAAGGCCAAAACGATCAACACGATCAACCTGTCCAAGATGTGGTCCCGCGCATCGGGCAAGAATCCGGTCTGGTTTGTCAACCGCGACGTGACGCCGCAGTTGGACGAACTGTCCATCACCGCCGGCACCGGCGCCCTGGAGCCGCGATTTGTGCAGTATGACGCGCAGGGCGTGCTTCGGATCAAGGGCGCCCCGGTCATCCAGATCGAGCAGTGTGAGACCCTGGGCACCGTCGGCGACATCATCCTGGCCGACTTCAGCCAGTACATCACGGCCAACAAGGGCGACATCATGGAGGCCATGAGCATCCACGTCGAATTCCTCTACGACCAGGAAACCTACCGCTTCATCTACTATTTTGACGGGCAGCCCCGCTGGAAGTCCGCGCTGAATCCCTACAAGGGATCCAACTCGGTCAGCCCGTTCGTCGCGCTGGCGACCCGGTCGTAACGTAGTCCGGGCCTTCAGGCCCGGCAGGAGACTTTAACCGCCCGGAATGGCCGGGCATGACATAGAGCAGGAGGTTTTAAGATGCAAAATTTATATCATGTTGTTCCCCTGATTTGGGCGCAGAGCAAGGACGGCGCCATCGCGTCCGACGTGCTCAGCCTTAAAAATTACAAACAGGCAGACTTTTTCCTGATGATCGGCGCGGTCACGAAGGCCGCGGCCGTCACGATGAAAAAAGGCGTCAGCGTTTCGAGCTGCTCCACAGCTTTAGCTTTCACCCGATACTACAAAACGGGCTTCGTGTTGGATTACGACGGACCCAGCGATGACAAAGTCGAGGCAGCCGGCGCCGCTTTCACGGGCGCCGGCGGCGCGGGCGTGGTTTACAAAGACACCGGCAGCCGGATTTACGGCTACGAATACAATGGCACGACCTTCGCGGACAATGAAACAGTGACGTTCACATCGTCCGCCCGGACCGTTGTGGCCGACGGCATTCAGAAATACGAGGACATCCTCATTCCCATGACCGCCGCGTCCAACACGTTCGACATCGAAGCGGTGGCCAACCGTCTCTATAAGGTGCCCATTTCCGCGGATATGCTGGGCGACGGTTACGACTGCGTCTGCATGAACATCGCCGACGCGGACACGACCCTTTATGCGGCCTGGGCCGTTCTTTACGGCGCACGCTATCAGGCGGAAATTCCTGAAACGGCGCTTTACGATTAACACGAAAAAAGGCGGGGCCTAACCGCTCCGCTTTTTTTAAAAGTCCTTTTTCAAAGGAGGAATAAAAATGAAAAAACGCTTTATAATCGCCTCGCTTTTACTGGCCTTGATTTTCCCCTGCCTTGTATCGGCAGACCTGATCAATGTCACCTGCGATGGCGTTGATGGAAACCTTGTG